TTCGTATAGTGTACTCATTGAGTCTTGATACAAATCACTATAACCTACTTGATCGCCTAAGCCAACAAGTGCTATACTTTTATTGCTCCAGTTTACAGTTTGCAAATTATCCCATGCTTCTATATAATCTTCTTGTAAATCACCATAGTCCCAAGTAGGCGAAACTATGATAACGTTTTCATACTGTTCCAAAACCTCTACACCATCTTTAATATCGTGTAGTTCAGTTTCTTGCATAGTATTCCAAATAGTTTCCGCAGTACGTTCACTATTTGAAGTTGTTGATCCAAACATAAGACCTATTCTCATCTTTTTAACAACTCCTCATTAGATTCGCCTTGTACTGAATAGAATGCTTCGCTATAACGCAACTTCATCAGCGTACTACCAATGGCTGAAAATTTTGTGAGTCATGATAGTCGCCACTGTCGTAATAGTCTCGGCTTGCTGACTCTTTGATCATAGTGCCGTTACGCATACGATATGTTACAATCTCTCTACGCACAACACCAGTAGTATCAGCTTCAAACGCTGACTTAAAAGGACCTTCGGTCATTTTGCAAACTCCTGCTGTAGTTTAATATTATCAAAGAATTCTTTCTTTGTACCTGCATCATCTTTAAAAGCACCTTTAAGTACTGTTGTCTGTGTAAGACTGCTAGTTGCCATAATGCCTCTGTTCTCACAACAACCGTGTGTTGCTTGAATATAAACACCTAGGTGTTCTGTATCTGTGGCTAATTGTATTTCTCTGGCAATATCATTTGCAAGTTCTTCTTGTAGTGTTCCGCGCCTAGCACACCATTGTGCAATACGTGTGTACTTACTTAGACCAATAAGTTTGTCTGCTGCAATAATACCAATGTATGCTACACCTGCTACTGGCTGGTGATGATGCGAACACATACTTTTAAGTTCACTACGTACTACTAGCATACCTGCATAGCGATCTGCGCTATCATTAGGAAATGCTGTTGCTGCTGGTGCAGGATCATAACGTCCTGCCATAATCTCATTGTAGTACATTTTAGCAAGACGCTTTGCAGTACCTTTAGAGTTAGGATCGTTAACACGATCAATTAATAGTGTGTCTAACACACTTTCAAATGCTACAGTAGCTTCGTTAATAAGTTTTTCTTTATCGCCTTGTTCTAATACTGCGCTAATGTTGTCACCCGCCCAATAACGCATATCTGCTTTAATCAGGCGAGCTTTAATTTCGTTTGTTTTAATCATTTATTTCTCCGAGTTATAGACGAGGATGTCTATCTATATTTATATAATAACATTACTTAAACAGTATGTCAAGTAATTATGTAAAATGTGTATCAAGCATTTCAATACGATCACTTGCTGCTGCCATAGTGTCGAGCTCGCATTGTATAGCTTCAACAATATCGCTATGCTCGCCTATGCCTACACTTTGATGCATATACACCATGATGTTGGTTTTTGCACGTTCTAGTTCACCTTCGGCGTGCATTCTAGCTGCTTTGACTAATTGTTCTTTCATTACTTTCTCCTTTAGTTTGTAATTAGTTGTATTAGTGCCCATATATTCATTAAGGTAAACCAACAGCACATTAGAAAGGCACTACTTCCTCTACGCCAGGTACTAAACATTCCTAAACAACTACCAATCAAATACAATGGTACAAAGATTTGAGTAGCAGGATTAAGAATGGTAAAACTTAATACTGCACTAGCTACAACTAGTAATACAGTTTCAGTTATTTCTGCATAAAATGCTGTTCGGTCAGTATTGTAGCTTTTTTTAAAAAAATTAATAAGCATTATAGATACTGACCTACACATTCCCAAGGATACACTAGCCATACATCCTCTTCGGTTTTGTTAATCTCGTGACACGTATATGCACAATGCTCAGTAAAATCACTTGCTAAATTATCTGTTAGTGTTGCAAAACGCACATTGTTATTCCATACGGCATCCCAACGATTATCACTAGGTAAACAACCTGATCGCCAGTCTTGCATAATCCAATTAAATGTAGCACCTGTGTCATTGATATCGTCTATAATAAGAATGTTCATTGGTTCTTTATTGTGACCAAATGCATCTTCGGCCATCCATAAGTTGCTTTCGTTTTCGCTAGTATCATCACGCAGACTTACTTTTAGTGCCTCACAACGAATGCCGGTCATGTTACTAATAATAGTAGCAGGTACATTGCCGCCGCGTGTAAGCCCTATGATATAGTCTGGACGCCAGTTGTCAGCATACATTTGATGAACAATGCTTGTACACATTGTTTCAATATCAGACCAACTATAATAATGTTTCTTAATCATAGTTTTTTATACTCCATTTCAGTTTTAATTTCATCGCCTTGTTTGTCAACGGCAATACTTACCGCTAGTGTTTGTATATCGTCTATTAATCGTTTACAAGTTTCGTGATCGTAATCTTTACCAGATATCTCTGCAAATTCATTTCTTAATCGATGTACTAGTATAGCTTTGTCTTTCATAACTTCAATTCTTCGTATAAGGTCTTCAACTGTATGAAGCATATTAATTATCTCTTTCTTTTAATTTTCCATTCCAGTCTTGTTTAACCATTTTATATATCATTTGAAAATTTTCATATGACTTTTCTAAGGCAGGATATTCCTTTTTCATTTCTAATACATCATCTAAGAATGGAAATCTATCAATCCACTCAGTGCCTAAACTATCAATAGTTATATTATAGTCAGGCAATACTGTAGTCGACGTATCACTTGTAATTGTTATAGTATTATCGTGATCAATTAATGAATTTGCATAATCAATAGACACTGTTACGTCATCTTTAACACTATCAAAAAATTCAACATCAATAGTATTATTAGTAAGTGTGTGCGTATCGATAATAAAATTGTCTTTAGAACGCATTTTTATACCTTTCCAGTTTGTATTGATCAAGGCACATGTCTTCAATAGTTTTAGTTAGTGTAATGTGCTTTGATAAGTTATCAACTATACTTATAACTGCATCTCCTTTGCGTCTAGATGTTTCGATTATTTTAAATTCTTTGCCTGTAACAATCTGCATTGTATCAAGCACTTCTTTAACACTGTATCCTACATTACTTCCTAAGCATTCATACGGAGTATTAACTGGTCCATTGTTAACAGCATTTAATATTGCATTTGCTAAATCAACTATATGAACATAGTCTCTTATACATGTTCCGTCACGAGTCTCATAGTCAGTTCCGTAAATTTCTACATAGTCTCTTTTTCGTGCAGCACATTCGGCAGCAATACGTATAAGATGGGTTGGACTTCCAAGTTGTCTATTAACTCCGTCTGTACCGCTAACATTAAAGAATCTAAAAATAGTATAACCTTTGGCTTTTTCTTTAATTACATCTTCGGCGCCTACTTTACTAATTGCATATGGTGAGGCCATTTCCCATGCACTGCTTGTACTTGCAAATAGCACATGATCAGTATCGACATGATCTATAAGATTTGCTGTACCCATTATATTAACACGATAGTATTCTGTAGGATTTAACAAACTATATGGAACAATACTCATTCCTGCAAGATGAATAATAGCATCATATGATCCCCAGCAATACTCGGTTACATCAGCTTTATAGAATTCATCACAGTATGCATTTATATTATTGTATTCTCCATGAATGTTAATATCCCAGCCAGTAACATAATGACCATATTCTTTTAGTAGCCTGCATACATGACTACCAATATAACCTGTTGCTCCTGTAACTAATACTTTCATTTTAACTCCAATATAGCAGGTTAAGTTGACTACTTATGTGTCATCTACTTCAAATAATGATGAATACGATTTCATATGTCCTCTGTTTCTTAATGACTGGATATTTCCAGGCGGCAACGATTTATATTTCTTTTCATACTTTTGTAATAAATCAAGTTCTTCAGATTCAAGTATCAACTTCCTTGTTGTAGCATCGTTCTTTAAGAACTGCGGAGTAGCTACATCAAATATAGAAACTATAATATCGTTCTTGGTTATATTTGGAAAATGTATTTCCAAAAGGTTAGCAAACTCTTTTGCACTAGAATCACCGTTGCAGTTTCTATTAGGCCATCCAGGTGCTCCTAGTGCTTGTTTATATATCCTATTACCAAAAGTACCATATCTCCATTCTCTGTCAGATGATATTCCGTACTTTATTGTTTCGCCAAATGTAGTGCTAAACATATAAACATAGTGTGTTGTATTCTTAGCTTTAAAGTTGTGGGTTATATCAATGGCTCTATTGAACCCTGCTAACCCGAATGAAAACTGATCGATATGATTCATCTCAATACTTTTCCTCTGCTACCTTATCTCTATAACGATTGCTATCACGATTCCATTCTTCGCCGTTGCCTTGCATAATATCTATATAACGATCGATAGTAGAACTAGTCCAATTACTAATTTTGCCCATATCTTTATGTGGTGCATCTAGTAACGGACCTAGTTTATTAATTGCATCTTCTTTACTCCAAGGAACATACATACGTGTATAATCGTTTGCAAAGATTTCTGGAAAACTTCTGTATGCCGGAAACAACACATTAGCACCTAATGCATCTGCTTCACTTACAGTATTACTAGTCCAGTCTTGTAACGCACAATTAAATAGTACTCTGCTATCATTTACAATGTTGTAATATTCATTCTTTTTAAGATTTTCGTAAATCTTAAGAACACCTTGGGCTTCTAGATCTCTTGCACGTTTGATATACTTTGGGTTATTACTACGTAACGGCCCGCCTTGCAATATAGCAAACTCTACGCCTTTTGATTTGCTTAACTGTTCTGCAATATCCATATAGAAGTCGGGTTGTTTTTCTTGATCAAACCTTGCAGTAAATACAACACGCCTTTTACGACTAGCAAATGTCATTCTACTTACACGCTCTTGCACTTCTTGTTTGTCAAATGCAAGTCCGCTAATATTATAGATTGGTGCTTTCCAGTTTGCAATTTTCATGTTAGCAACCATTTCTTCGTTGCTTGCTAATACACCAGTAACAAACTCGTTACACATTTCTTCATATAAGCTCATCCATTTACTCATACCCCAAACATGTACAAAGTCATCTGGATCAACAGTTTGTGCTAAACAACGTATCCATACTTGTGGACGATCGCCAATTGGAATTTGGTCCATAATATAAGGAAGGCTTTCCATTCCGGGTTGAAACATATCTTCAAAGAAAATAACATCGTTGCCAGTTACTTTGCCGTTACGCATCATTTGTACTAGGTTCATCATTTGCGACATTGCAAAGTACGAACGACCATGTGCATCTAGTACCTGTCCTACTTGTATACTTTTAGTATTATCTATAGTAGTACCGGGTACTATAACGTAATCAATATTACGTTTTTTAAAAGCACGTTCGCTCCATTCTTGTAATTGTAATGTATATCTACCTTCATAAGGTTCTAGACCCATGTAAAATAGTTTTTTCATTATCTTTTGCCTTTGTTACGATTCTTAGCTCGTACCCAATTTTTATATTTTTGATACGCTTGCCACACACGAGCATCGCTTTTATAAAGGTCTGCTTCATTAAACGGATAACCTTCAGTTCGACAAAAATTATGAAGATCTTCGAGATCATTAAAAACTTTATTTACTACCGGATTGGTGATAGTCATTGTAACTTATTCCTTGTATTATTGGTATTCAATATGACAGCCGTTTTCATTGTCTTCAGCGACATTAATAACAACAAATCGGCCAGGATATTTGTTGTTAATCTGTAAGTACAAGTCGTCAGCAATCATTTCGCATGACTTGTAATCAAGTTGTAATAGGTCTTCTTTGTATAAATTTTCTAACCAACGTTTAAATTGAATAAATTCAATATCACGATCGTTGTGTGTTACTTGTATTTGCACTTTAAAATAAAATGTATGTCTATGCGGATATCCTAAGAAACTTACATCATACTCGTCACCTGTTGCTAGTTCAGGATCATCAAGTGCTGCTGGATATTTGTGTATACCTTCTTTGGTAAAGGTAACCCAAATACTACGTTTTGCATTATCGAGTGCATTTGTCATTTTAGCGTTTTCCTCTCTAGTACGCCGCTTCATATAGTTATAATACGATTCTTGTGTCATTTTGTCAAGTAATAATTGTATCACTAGTGTATTTAGACCAATCTGTAAAAACAGCTTTTTCTTTTAGGTCGTGCATTCTATGCACCCATACACCAGGATTGCTTGCATCAAAGTCTTTGTCGTCAATTTTAACACATGCATTGTATCCAAGTTGACTTGCATATGGTATTTTAACACTAATCATAGGAATAAACCGATTGTGTTCTGTTAGTCCACTTTCAAGAAGACCTTCAACTTGAGCTACATCAACATCAAGTGTAACCCAATATTTTTTATTAAGTAATGGAAATGCCATTTCTTCCCAAGGTTTCCATTGTTCCTGAGTATTATCTATAACATTAAAACTCATGTTAGCACCTAAATATATATGCTTACATCCTTGGTCTTCTGCTGTAGATATTATTTCATCTGTGTCTTTAATACCTACTACAAATAATGTACGTTTTCCAAATTGTGGAGTATGTTCTACTTCGTTGCCAACAAAGTATTGTACATCTTTTTGTAAGCCTTGATCATATATTCGTTCCATACTACTAGTGATATCCATTAACTTTCATTCCATCATTAATTAATTGTTTTTCAATTCTGTAAATTTCATCTTTAAGCCATAGTTTTTCAGTTTTTAATCTTCTAACTTCTTCGGTAATACTAGTTAATTCAATATTTTTTATTTCATTATCTAGTATTCTATGTTTTTTACGCAGTTCCTCTAAATGAGCTAATAGTTTTTTTTGGTCCAAACTGGTGTCTCCTAATCAAATAGTTCATCAAATTTTGCTTCAGCGTTAATTGTTTTCTTGCCAATTTTTAATCTAGTTCCGATAATATGTGTCCAAATACTGTTTGATTGCGTATCAGTTCCGTACTTATTAATGACATCAAGACTTTTTTGTCTATCATTTTGTGCAAAAATTTCATCAGCTATGTCTCTGAACTTGTGTTGAGCAAGTGGAGTATCGTAAACCATCATATAAGGATATTCACCTTTGTCGTATAATTCGTTAGCACGTTGAGTACTTTCAATGTGCATCCATACATTATGGCCCATTTGTAGTGCATAGCTAAATGAATCCCAACTTGTAGAATCTTTCTTGCGTACAACAGGATTACCTCTGTTATCTAGTATTTGATTGCCGTGTTTATCAATATCAATATCGCCAGCCTTAACTTTAGGATGACCAATTTTATTTTTATCACCTTCAGCATAGAAACAAATATCATTCATTTTACAATGTTGACTAATTGGCGATTCTTCAAATGCTGCAAGTATACCTTCTTGTACAATAGCATTACCAAATTGTCTTGTGTCTGAAGAATATTTTAATGCATCAGCACCTGGTGCCATCATATAACTCCATTTACCTTTATGTTCTGCCCGAATAGTATGATAAATTTGTCCATTAGCAGTTGCTAAGAAAGGACTAGCACAATCGTATGTAATCATAAAATTCTTATTATGATATTTACGTACTGCACGTTGTATATCAGTAAGCAAAGTAGCCCACTCAAGTTTACTTGTACCTAAGAAGTGCATTACATCATGTAATCCTTCTTCAAGTAATCCATCGTGTATCATGTGTACAAGTCGTTTTAAAATAAGATGAACATCACACATATTTTGTCCGCCCATTGCCCATCCATCAAAATGCGTATCAGGATATACCTTAGGATCACAATAGTCTTTAAACTCTTGATACCAACTTTCTGCATTAGTATGATTACTACCTTGCAGTACATTTAACACTTTAAAGTTGCCACGTCTATTATCCATGTAATATCTTGCATTAATATGAGTTGCTGTAACAGCATCGTCATAACTCTTAATATTACTTGCTTCTGAAGCTTTAGGATCTTGGAATGTCCAAGTTGGAATATCCAACATCATTCCATAATCCATATATTCTTCCATCCAATTAACAACTAGTTCACGCTTCTTCATTGCCTTCGGGCATGTTTCGCTGGTCCAGTCGCCTTCCCAAAGTCCTTTAGCAATTTGGAAACCACCTGAGTCGCCCAGCAACCAAGTGTTTTCTCTATCACGATTTCGAACCATATCTTCTTTTTCGCTAAACTTATTTGTATCTAATTCAGCATGACCTGCTGAATAGAGCGCCCACTTATAGTGGAACGCTCCTTCTTTAGAATTTAGGAAGTTCATTCCTTCCATTCCGTTTAATCCGCTAGGAATACGTATAGGATCAACATAATCACTAAATCGTTGCTTGCCTATAAATGTAGCATAAAATCCACTTATACTAGGTAAGAATACAGCATAATCGTTTTGTGTTTGTGTTAAGTTTGTTTTCATTATTTTTGTTGCGCCGGCAAAATATAATCGTACTTTGCCATACCGCTATCAACACTAATAGTCATAGCACCTTGATCAGTAATACTTAACTTTTTATTACCATCTAGATTAAGAATAGCTAGTGTTTGCGATACAGGCCAAGACCATGTGTGTGTTAATTTACCTTTAATATCATGTTGGAACGTAAATGTACCTGCATGTGTGTTTAAGTCACCAAAGTAAAAATTTAGATTGTTATCTTCTGTTTTTACTTGAAATACGGTTTCTTCAGCATGTGCGCCGGCCATTAGTTTCATTCTAGCAATAGAACTTACACTTGGCTCAATTTCAACATCGTATGTGTTTACTTTAAATTTAACACTTTTAAGTTTTTCGTCAATTACAGTTTTACTCATAAATCTATAATCATTTTGAAAGTCGCCACTTTTGTTTTCAAAGTGGATGTGTGTTGGAATAACTTCTCCATTGCGAGAGTCTTCAACTACTTCAATATTAGAATCTGTTTCGTATTCAGGATTCTTTAGATGATATGATAGCTTTCCTAAGTCAGGCATTCCAAATGTGCCACTAAACTCGGCTACATTATTATGTGCAATTGCAGATAAAATTACACTTCTATCATCTGCCATTGATTCAATATTAGTATCTTTGTCAGTAGTTACTTTTAAAGTTGTAATAAATCCTAAAGAATGCGTATGTGCTACAATATCTTTTAGTATGTCGATCATGTTGTTCTCCTATATCTCTTTTATTATATTATACATTTTATGTAAAGTCAAGTGTTTTTCTTACAAACTCGGTCTCTTAAATCAGTTGACGAAAATCGATGATTACGATGATTAAAATACAATTCTATTCCTAATTTTTGACAAGCATCTTTACCAGTAAAATCTTTATTTTTATATTCATCACCAAGAATACGAATATTAATTGGATACATTTGTAAAATATCAATTAAGTCTGATTCTGTAGCATAGCATATAATTTCATCAACGTATCTTACAGCAGCAAGTTGGGTGTAGCGTTCTACTACAGTTTGTATAGGTGCATTTTTTTCTTTTCTGTCAACGGATGGATCTATTTGTAATCCGCATATCAAGTGTTCACATTGTGCTTTAGCTTCACGTAACATACTAATATGTCCAGCGTGAAGTAAATCAAATGTCGAGGCTGTAAATCCTACCTTCATTTTAATCTCCAAAATCAAATAAGCTTGAAAAAGTATTATGTCTTTTAGTATCTTCTAGAGGATAATTAAGCACTCCAATTAAATTATCTAGTTTATTATCGATAATTACTTCAGCCATTGCTGAATCATCAAATGGAAGTTCTTTAAACCATTCTGGCATACGTAATTCATCTGTTGGATATGCAACACTTGTATAACCTAGTGGATTAGCTTTTAGTTTACAAACAATAACTTTCATACCGTCAACAATCTCTTGTGAGTACTTGTCTCCGTTCATACGCTTGAGTGTATTCCAGTTAATACTTGCTCGAACGTGTCCGGGCATGTTAGCTCTGCCTTGCTTTTCTTCTAAGCGTCGGTAGTGACCGACTTTGTTTGCACGTTTAGGCGATCCTTTCTCCCAACCTGGTCTTTCGTTAAACTCCAATCGAAACTGAGTAATTCTTTCAAGAACATTAGCTTGTTCGGCATCAGTAAGTACCATAAGTAATAGTTCGCTTAAAAATTCTTGCATAAACACAGGCGTGTCTGATCTACGCAAGTCTAACCCCATTGCTTTTACTTTGCCTTGTTTTCCGTCTGTATCGCTGCGAAATCCTTCAATGTCGTATACTAATGCTGCATAACGTTTCTTAGTAATATACAATCCACTTTGTGCAACAATTTCTCTAGCTGCTGCAATAACATCGCTACGACTTTTTGGACAGTGAAATGCTTGTAGCATAAAACTTGGAAAAGTAGTATTAGCAGCTTCGCATACTTGATCATATAATGTAATTACATTGTCTTTAGACCAAGGAATCTTTCCAGCATCAATATCATCTTTGAGTGTAGGGTATGCACTAAAGTAACAAGAGTCAGTATCGCCATATATCATTGCTTTACCTACATGGTCATATTCACCTGTAATAGTCTTATTAACTTCTGCACTCATATGCTTAACAATAGTACGACCAGTTAGTGTTGTACTTTGTCCAATACGTTTGTCAAAGAATCTACAACCTGGATTAAGGATAGCACCATACAAACTGTTTAAATTAATCTTCTTAACTAGTTGTCGTTTGTCCCAATACTCGGTCTCTGCTTCATTACCTGCATCTTTTGCTTTTTTTAGCATCTTCTGCAAGTCTTTACGTTCGCTATACCAACGTTTTAGTAGTCCTGGAATAACACCTTCGAACTCTGTTGTAAATATTGTTCCATTTGCACTTAGCATCCACGGTCGGTTGCTGTCAAATATTGCATTATATATTTCTGCACCACTTAATACTTCAGTATTACCATTTTCAAACTCAACAGTAAGTGCAATGTCCTTACGCTTTTCCATAACTGCTTCGTATTCCTCAGTAGCAAAGCGTCCTTCCCAACTACCTGCAAACGATTTTTTCTTAAGAGTCATGTCTTCGTGTACGCGAGCATTACTTATTTCTGGACGTATTTGTCCTATAACTGTTTCGGGCGCCATATTTAATGCACGAATTACACTAGGATATAGTGAGTTCAAATCCATAGACGCGACCCATTTGTGCAAGCCCTTCTTTGGAAATGCAACATATGCGCCCGCTGCCTGAGTAGCTTCATCGTCACGTTTCTTACGATTAGGAACTTGCAATCCACGATAATGCGACTCATTAACAATAGCCTGTTCTGTAACAGCCACCGCACCCATAGTTGTTTGCAGCAACACAGTATTTGCATGAGCAAGTTCATTACTTAAATCAATAAAACGTAGCTTCTTATCTAGTTTGTCAAGTAATGCAGTATCTTGGATGTTATATTCAATAAACTTTCTAAAGTCATTGTTGTATAATGAATCTAACGTACCTTCGTATGGTACTTTATTTTCGCCAACTTCAACTTCGCCAATAGCATCAAGTCTATATGTATGACGCTCTTCGTATGTGTATTTACGATACAAGTTCAAACTGTCTAAGTGTACACGCCCAACTAAATCAAATGTTTGACTGGTCTTACCGTATTTTTCGTATTCTCTTTTTCTAGGCAATTGTCCCCATAGACAAAATCGTCTTGTATCATCTTTACTAAGTACACGACTAGTTCTATTTACAGTGTACGGAATATCGTAACCTTCGCTGTTCCAACCTGATAAAATGTCGGCATCTTCAATTAATGTTAAAAAAGTGTCAATCATTTCACTTTCTTTTTCAAACAACATTACATTATCAATGCCTTCAAGTTCGTCTTTAGCTTGATCCATTGTAAGGGTCTTTGGCGGCACAGCCAAGCATATCATTGTTTCTAACCATTGTAGATAAACTGATATTGATGTAATTGGCATAAACGGATCACTAGGATCAGCAAAGCCTCGCTCTGGATCAAAATCAGTTTCAATATCAAAAAAACAAATATTTAATTTTGGTGCATCTTGATTAAGATAGTTTTCACTTAAACATTGAAATATAGGATTAATATCGCTTTCAAATAATTCTTTATCTCTATTAATTGCAACTTCTTTACGAAAGTCTTTAGTGTTCTTACACACTATCCGTGTTAGAGGATCGCCATAGATACTCTTATACTTTCCTTTAACATCTTTATAGTAAAATGTATATTTAGATTGATATTCTCGGTACAATCTCTTACCGTCTTTACGTTCAACTACTCTAATAATATCAGAGTCTCTGTCGAAATAACCATCGACGTATGCCATTTACTCTCCTAAATACTTATTAATTATGCGTCAGAATCGTAACCGACTGTTGCAACAATAGTTTCAAGATCGTCAAATTCGTCTTTTACTCTATTCCAGTCACGTTTTTGTGCAACTTTAATTGCTTTGTTGATCAAACTAGGTTTAATATTTAGTTCTTCGGCTACAGCCTTAACAGTATCTTTTAAAGAAGATTGTAAATCTTCTACTTCTTGCATCACGCTAACTGCTTCGCTTACAAGTCTTTCAAGTTTTGCCTTTTCGTCGACGCCATATACACGGTCGCTCATATAGTTCCTCCATTAGTTTAAATTAATTATATAACATAGTTTATTAAATGTCAATGTTTTTATTTAACAAACGCACCAATACGTCCGTGTATGTCTGGATAATCTCTATATGTATATCCGGAAGGAGGAATTATACATTCTCCTTCCCATACTGGTATAAATTCATCAATGTTGCCATCAAAGTCTTCATTATGTCTAAAGTGAATTTCTATTACTTTGTTATCTATGTATTCAACATTAATCCATTTATGATGTGCAAATGTACGCAGTTCAAATGGTAATGGAATATCGTCATTGGTGCGTACCCATTTATCCCAATGAATAAATGTATCTGATTCTTTGTGGCCTTCGACACACAACTGCTGTACGCCGTAACGATAATCAACACTTAGGTGTATTCCTTCAAACCATTCACACCAAAAATGTCCAATAGGCAGATGCATTGTTTCTTTATCTAGCCATACCTGCTGTGCGCCTAGACCTAATCCTAGCATGTTAACACACGGTCGTACAATATAAACACCAGCTACTGGAACATCTAACCCAGTAGGTCCACAATTGTATCCTAATTTACGAGACAGTATTAGTTTGTCTAACGCCCACAATTCGTTAGCATTAATATTACGCCATACATAATCTTCAGCACTATCGTCCATGCATTATTTATACTACCATTTTTCGGTTGCAGTTATTACAGATCGTTTTTGACTGTCGACTGCATCTTTTATGCGTCTTAATTGATTAAGTTTTGCATGTCTTGGTGACTTTACTGACTTAACACTATTAAATGTTGAACTATTATATTCTTGGTTAAACGCTGCAACAATTAATTTATCTAATACTGACAAATCATGCAGACTCAAATCACTTATCTTACTTACCATTATATGCTCCTTAATACTTGACGTATTTACATAATAGTTACATGTTAGGCGCTAACATTGACAGTTATTGCAGTTTTTTTAATTTTTTAGATAACTTGGTTTTATATGCAGTTATAGCCGATTCACTCATAGTAACCATTGGCACATCAGCCTCGGACATACTAGACTGATCATAATCTATGCTATGATAAACTGAACTAATATAATCAGCTGATTTGGTAATTTTAGCCTGTTGCCAGCCTTCAATGCCTTCGGCTTCACTTACATGCTTCAACATTTCGTGCAGCTTAATAGCATATTTTGCAAGTTTGTACAAGTCGGCTCTTGCCATTTGTACTTCATGATCACGTTCCACAATATCAGCCATACTACCAAGGCCTTCGTTTGTTAGTTCTGTTTCTGTAAATGATTTACTTTTATCTAACATTACAAGTGTTGGGCCAAATTTTTGTGTGCTGCTTTCACTTTCTACCCAGTTACGGAACTTGCGATATAAGTCAGGTTCCATAACAAATTGTTTTAGCGCAGGACGATATGCTTGTAACATTTTTTTAGCAAGTTTGTTTCTTGGTGCCGTGTCATTTAAAAAATTCATTATATTTCGATTATCAACTGAAAAGTACTTTATAGTTTTTTCAGGATCTTGACGACCTTTGCCTGTTAACGCACTTGCAGCATGTCCTGCCGGAAGACGTTTTTTACCCGGGCCGTCGCTATCAAATGGATTTTCAGGCTTTTCGTCTTCGGGTCTATATTTTACTTCAACTTTTTCAGCATATGCTTTGCTACTTAAAGTATCTAGAGCTTTGTCAAGATGGGGAAATACTTTCTCGGCAATTCTAGGATTTTCAATATATAAAACTAATTTTTTAGGTATTCTAGTACCTTTAAATAATGATCGAACAGCATCTACAATAGCTTTATCAGTATTCAAATTCATAAATCTTACAGTTTCTTTGTCACCATCTTTTACATCCATTGGATTTTGTCTAAATCCTGCATAGGCCATTAGTTTGCCTTTGCCTTTGTCCATAGTCTGTATTTTTTTAGCCTTGAATCGCATGTACATTATGCTATCGTTGTCTTCATCTAAGGTTGTGTGTATTTCGCTGCTCATAATCATTACTCCTACAGTTATTTATCTTTTTAGAGTTGCACCAGTGAATAAATTTGTATTCTTATTTAATGCATTATCAGTTGGTTTTTGCATTTTAGGTTTCTTTTTACTCCTTGCTACTATAGGATTAGCAACACTAGCAACAGCACCTGCTGAAGTTCCGCCTGATGTAGCAGTTTCGTTTGTAATTTCGTGTATCTTCATTAGATTAACCTTTGTTTTGCTTAGGATAGTATATTTCGCCTGTGTTTATATTTTCAATCTTAGTTATTCTTGTTTTACCTTTGAATTTAACATCTCGATTAATTCTTCTTGCTGCTGAACCTGATTCTTTTCGTGAATCGGTTGTATCAGGACTAACCTGTGGCATCAACTTAGCTAGTAAGTCTTCCATAGTTTCTCTAAATGTATGATATGCATCAAAACTAACTGCATTCCAACGGTCCCTAGCATCTTTGTACGTACTAGCATTTTGTAATAACTTTAGTGCCATTTGTTTTATTAACGGGCCTGCAGCTTTTCTAGGCTGCGCATTATTACGTAATATTTTTATAGTTTGATTCATAATCATATCTGCAGATTTGTCAGCATTTTTAATCATCCAATCAGTAGCCCACCCTTGATTAGGATAACTTAGATCTGAATATTGATCTTTTTCTTCAGGTTCTAACGGATCGTCGGTTGCCCAACTAATAGGAGGGTCTTGTGGCCTAGTTGGTGCTTTTAATGATATTTTACTCATAACCTGTTGTGCAGCATCACTAATACTAGAAACTATTTCGTCTTCGTCGAGATCTGACGAACCTTTTGCATATTGTAGTGTAACTAGTGCTTTTTCGCCGCCGTGTGATCCAACTGCTTCGTCGGCAATAGTTTCTGCAAACTCTCTATTATGAGCAACATATACTCCGCCCATACTAGCTGTACTTGCACCATATGTATCTGCACTATATGTTTTCTTAGGAGGAGTTGCTAATAATCCATTTTTTAGTATACTGCGCACTAGGTTGGTACTAGTACCGTGATACATTATTTCTGTACGCTGCTGTTGACGTTCATTTAAATGTACAAATACTATTTCTGAAAATCGCATTAGGAAGCGCCTACTAATTTACCACGTAGAGGATGTTTGGTTTCGCCACTTCTACTAACCTTTGATTTCTTAGGCATAGGATCAGATCCTTTTGCATGATCGGCATGTTTATATTCACTTTCGGCGTGCATAGCTGCCATATGCTTTTTGTATTTTGCAGTACCTTTTTTATGCGGACTTTTACCTTCGTCGACTTTGTTCCACATTCTATCGCCAACTTTTTCAAAGTATCTTTTTATTACAACTCCGCCAAGAATGAGGGCAACTGCCATTCCAATTTCAAATTTATTTTCAATTAACATCTGAGCCATTTCTTCACCAATTTGGCCTTTAACCCATTCCCACCCTTGATCAATTGCTGCAAGTGCAGCAGCACCTGTTGCTAGTTTTGTACCAAATTTACGCAATACCCATTTAAGAAACGGCCACGCTCCTTTTGCAATTACCCACCGTAATACCCAAATAGCTGCCACAACTGGTAATGCTTCGTCAACTCGTTGTTCGGTAATTTCTTTAATTTTCATCTTTGCCTCCGCAAGCCAGTGATAACAGTTGATCTTCCGTATTGTGCTATTAGTATTGCTCTTGCTGATTGTATTGTTCTTGCACTAACTTGTACAGGAATTGTTTGAGAATAAAACTTCTGTTTAACCTTTACATATGCTGTAAAGATATCAAACCCACTATTAACTTTAATTTCTCTTAATAACATCTAGTATTTATTCCAATCAAAGAGTTTATGTTTTTCTTTTGCAACTTCGTCTAATGTGTGACCACCTTCGATTATTGCCCATTCGCTAGCAGTATAACGTGCTTCTTTTACTTTACCGTTTGTGCGTAGGAAAGGAGGAACTCCGTTTTTTGTTACTTTATGTCCAAGTTTGTTTGCTTCAATTGAAGTTTGATTAACACCTACGTCAACTGTAGTATTAACACCCTTTACAATACGTCCAACAGCTTCATCTAAGTCGTTTATTTTCATATCGGTTTTTCACCTGTTAAATGAGGCTGACTAAACCAAAGCTTAAACCATTCGTTAGTGCCGGGTTTGATATTTTTTTTACGTTGTATCTGTGCCTTTTCAGTGCCAGTAACACTCATGTTTTCAGGAACATAAGTTGTGAACCCTGTAAACTTATTTTTAATACCAGCAAGGTGTTGTAAGTCTTCTATATTCATTTTATTCTAGGTTCTACTGGACGCGGATGTTTTGATATCATTGGTCTTGGACGAAGATCCAAATTTGGCTTTAGTTTGTTAGCTTGTCTTATTTTTCCCGGAGTAGGCTTACCAGCAATAGGACCAGGCTCAACAGGAGGTTTTTCTTTAGTCATCGGCGGTTCAGGTCGTTTTGCATTTGGATCAATGCCTTTGAATTTTCTATAAGCCTTTTTAAATACATTATATGTTAGTTTTGCACCTTTAAGACCAGCTAATGTCATAAGACCGTTTGCAGCATCGGCACCTAGTTTGTCTATAAGTTGGTCTTTGGTAATTTCTTTTTTCTCAAACTTTTTAAGAGCTTTGTACATTTGATAAGCTGTGTAAGTTACATTTGCTACTTCAAATACTCCTATTATCATAGGAATAATTGCTGGACCTACTTCATTAAGTTTTGCTTCATTAATTTTATAACATTCACAATGTTTACAATCTTTACCACATGTACATTCTGTAACAGGTTCGCCGCAACATTTCTTGCTGCACATTTCAACACCATCTTTTGTCCATGTTTTTTTATCTTCTGCAATAATTTCAAATATTTTCATGTTATTATGCACCCCAGTGATACTTTCGTAAAATGGGTTCTTAGGATCTGCGTCATTTGATTCATCGCTCCACCAATCTAATTCATATCGTTTGCCGTCTTCAAACTGTTTCTTCATTGCAAGTATGCGGCGTTCGTATTCTTCTTTAACTGGTTCTACTCTACCTGCTACAACATCCATAACAAAATTTAGTGTAGTTGCATTAGCTGTTAAACTTCCACATCTTGCGCCTACTTCATTCTTTAAGTGGTCAATTAATATACTGCCACTACATTTCGCTAGTTCGTCACTTAGCTCTTCAGGAACTTCTAAGTCAACATAACAATAAACAAAGTCATAGTGCGGCGCCGGCGATCCGTGTAGTATGTACTCGTCTCTCACAACTACTCTTTTAAATCCATCAATATTTTGCCATACAGTTTGCTCATTTGTAAACTGTTCAGGTTTACCAAATGTTTTTTCCAGGTACTGACTGTACTCAACTGGATATTCATGATCCCAATTATCATAACTTACTTCTTGTTCTTCTTTAATTGACTGTTTAAATTCTACGAATCTCATTTTTTACTCCAGTAAGCTAAACGTTCATTAGTACTTAGTCTAGCTTTTTCGTGTTCTTTGTGTTTTTCAACATATTTTTTCATCTCAGCATTTCGCCATTGCCGGCTGTATCCGTCAGGATATTCTTTGATTATTTCTTTCCACTTTTCATGTTCGCACACCAATGATACATCCTCGCTTTCTCGCCACTTGCATTTTTAGCACGTTTGCGTAGTGCTGTAACACTACCATTGCAACTAGCACCTGAACGTTTTACACGTCCTGGTCTGCTTTTGCCTTTTTTCTTACCGTCGGCAAAGTTTTCAGGTACTGGTTCATATCCAGGCTCGGCTTTTTCCTTTGGATTAACAAGTAAAAAGTTTGTAGTACTTCCGGCATGTATAGATTTCTTTGTAAGTCTAAATCCTATTGCTGCTGCAAACTGTTTTCCAAATCTCTGATATAGTCGTTCTCGTCCTCCAGCATTTTCTTTACTTGCTGAAAACTCTATAGACTTTACAGGGTAATAAGTGAAATTATGGCTCATTTCTTTCCACCAGTCTTTAATAATTGCAATTACTGTAGCAAATATCTGATGTGCTCGTCCACCACCTGTTGTAATCATTTCACCGTCTACTCTAAATTCAATCTCCCAATCACCATCTTCGTGAAAATCATTAATGGAGACTAGAAGTGTAGGTGCACCACGCACTGCGCTTTTGCCTTCAAAATTAAATTCACTAGAATGAGTGATAGTATAAGGAAGTACACTATCCAATGACTCAGTAACATCGTCTCTTAATTTTTTCCTACGCCTGCGGCCTGAAGCTTTTGCTGCTTTATAACTTTTTTTATATTTTTTAGACTTTAATTTTTCGTCAATCTTTTGAGTACTTTCGCCAAGCAGTTGATCTTTTGTAGCTTTATATCCACTTTGTTTCCATTTTTGTTTTAATAAATTTAATTTTTTACCTAAGTCTGGCCCTTTTTTAAATCCAGCTTGTATAAGATCATTTCCATTAACTGGAAATACTGGTGCTTCAAAACTTTTAATATGGTTAGCAAAAATTTCGTACTTGCCTAACATTTGAGCCCATCTATATAGTAGTATTTTTGGAGTGCCATCAACTATCATATCTGACAGTATTTTTTTGTCTATAGGTGAATTCGCATGTTCAACTAAAAATTTAAGTATATTGTTGTCAACATTACTAAGTTTCCAACGTTTGCCGATACTAGCATCGCCCAGTCTTGCAAGATTTACTAATTCGTAGTCTCCGTCAACCATTGCACTAATATTTTTATTAGATAATCCTATTGTTTTTAAAATTCCTGTACTAGACATTGCTGTTAGTATTTTTGCAATATTATTTCCAGATAAAATTTTACCCATTTCCATCCACACACGTTCAACACTTACTTTTGTAAGTCCTGTGGCGTTAGCTTTTATTGCTTGTAGCGTTTCTTTTTCAAATTTAGGATTATCAAGCCTACCTTGGAATCTAAAGTAGCGTAGTATACGCAAGTAATCTTCTTGTATACGCCCAGCAGGATCGCCAACAAAACGACTTACTTTATTTTGCAAGTCATCCATGCCGTTGTGGTAATCAAATAAGTTTCCGTCAAAGTCCATGCTCATAGCATTGTATGTTAGGTCTCTGCGTAGTGCATCTTGTTCCCATGAACGCACAAATTCTACTGTAGCATGTCTGCCATCTGTTTCGGCATCAGAACGTAACGTAGTTATTTCAAATTCTTCGCCGTTGATTATAGCAGTAATAGTACCATGTTCAATTCCTGAGGGTATGTGCTTAATACCAGCACTATCAAACATTTTCTGCATTTCTACAGGAGTTGCATCAGTAGCAAGATCGATATCCTTTGGTGCTTTGTTTAGTACAACATCTCTAACAGCACCGCCTACAATTCTTATTTCAAATTTATTCTTAGTAAACAATTTGTTTAGCTGTTGCATTTCAGAAGTAATAGGTATTTTATACTCTTCGCTTTCGTTAATGCTTTCTTTAACTTGATTAGGTCTACGTAACATAAATTTATGCATTCTTGCAATAGCTTGGTCTGCATACTCAAAATTGTTTGCAGTAGCAAATTTTTTTACTAATTTTTTATATAACTCAATTCTGCTGTCTTTAATATCTTTGCTAGTACGTGCTTCGCCTTCGCGGTGTGCATCAAATTGTATACTTTCAACTTCACGATGTTCGTCCATAAATTGTTTTATAGCTGATATAACACTCGAAAATACTCTGTATTCGTCTCCCATTCCTGTACGCTTTACTTCA